GGTTACCTTAACGGGTACCTCAGAACCGGGTTCAAGGAAGTTAACTCCATCGAGCTGATCGTAATATCGCCAGTTCGGTAGGAGGTGCTCACCTGCCGATAGAATCGGCTCGAGCCGGCTGGTCCAGACTGACTGATCAAACTTAGCGTTTCCGCCGAGTCGATCAGCAGTCGATCCTGGGCCATGCTTAGGTACGATCCGCTCATAATAGACATCTCTGTCCATCCGAGTGAAGATCGAACCGAAAAGCATATTCGACATATTCGTGAACTCAAGCAGATCTCCTTGTGCGAGTGCACGATCGAATAGCCGAACTTCCTGTTCACACTCGATGTAATTTCGTATCGCCGAAGCGTTGCGAGCTGGAGAGCAAGCAAGCTCCATCTTGCCAAACAGCAGCGTAAGCTGCCGCAAAGCGCGAATAGAGGCGACACAAGGTTCATCGAGCAACGAACCACTGTCCCGGTCGAACACACGGTTGAAGAAACCTCCTAGAAATAGGGGGAGCCTTCCCTCGCGTCCCTTGCGGAACGCGGGGTGGATACCGACCTGACCCTGGTCTAGCCATTTTTGGATAGCCTTCCCAAAGTCAGGTAGGGTGATCGTCAAAAACGACCACCCCTCATGTTCGATCCGACTCGCGACGGTATTAATATCGCGAGTGGCGCTAGTGCAACATTGGCTGGCAGATTCCTCCGCCAGCCGGGACCAGAGTGACATAAGGCTTTTCATCGGCCCTCCTTAATAGAGGATTTACCGAATCCATAGCCTGCAAGCACTCACAGCCACCCTCACGGGTGACTATCACTGAAATCCGGTGTAAACCGGAGCCTAGTGGCACATCCAGCCGTGGCCTCTTCCCGTTTTACGGGTCAAAAGAGGTTTAGGTCGAATACCACATTGACGACCTTGTGGAAGACGTCGAAGAGAACGAAGGCCAAAACCAGCGTTTTATAGCTGATCTTAAGGCTCACGTTCAATTCATTGAACTCCAGATCATCACGGCGGGGCCATCGGTGGGCAGTATCAGGAGCAAGAACATTGGGCCATCCGGCCCTTGGATCTGCTCTGTCTTCCTCCCGTTCCGGGTCCCTCTCACTACGACTCACCACCAAGAAGTTTGGTGATGAGCGCATTCGTACTCGCCGTCTGAAGGGTGTTAAAACCCACCCAGATTGCGAGCGCCTCGGCATCCGTATAGCCAGCCGGAGGAAGGTCAAAGACGGTATACACCGCCATATTGACCTTCATATTTTCCGTGCTGTCAAACGGATTTGCCGTGAGCTTCGAATGGTCGATCCTGACCAGATGCCGCTCCCGACCCTGTTTTACGAGGGTATGGTTCGCGGACAGACTGATTAGGCCGTCACCGGTCGTGTACTTCGTTTCACTCCCCTGCGAGTAAACCCGCGGAAGAGTGTACGGAACCGCACTTATGGTGACGGTTATCGGATCGGCAAATGCCACAGGCATCACTCCTAGGGCCTAGGTCTTAGACCCCTTTGACGTTTGACACAGTAACAACGTGTCCATCACCGCAAACGGCTTAGGCCGAGTGCGGCGATGATGGCCTTCTGACGGCTCGTTAGAGCCTCCAGATTCAAGCCAAACCCGAAGGGCGTAGCTCGCCGGCGCATCTTGACCTCAGAAACGAGAGTCATCTGCGCAGGACGAAGGAACGTCGGGTTATAAAACCCGGTCGGTCCAACGTAGGTATAGGTATCACGGACAATTGAATGCTCCATGATGTACCCGTACCTGAGTACAAGACCGTCGCTGGACCATTGCGTGAGATTCTTAACGACATCTCCCGCGCTGGAAAACCAGTCAACAGCCCAGCTCCAAGGAGCAATGTTCCAGAGTACCTCTGGATCCAGATCAAGACCAAGCAAAGTTCTTGCCTGGTCAGCCAACCCCAACACCCCTTCGCGGCTATGATAGGCCGTTGGGAGGTGATAGGTAAAGGCTCCTGAAAACCATCGGTTAACCGTGGTTAGACGGGATCTGACAACACTGCCCTTGTTCGTGAGGAGCGGATCATAGATCCGAGCAGAGTTCGGGTTGGTAAGAGCCGAAATGCTCGAACTAACTGTAGTTGAATTCTCACTCACGATTGGTGGAAAACTATAACGTCGACGAACTATTCGCCCAGCATCTCGCTCATATTGCTTCAGCAATTCATCAAACTTGATGAACGTCTTTGCAACATCACGGACGTCTGAAACGAGAGGCTTCCACCCAAATTCGACATTGAGGTACTCGGAGCCAGCGGACTGAAAAACGTCCCTGGCACCCTTGGACCTCGTTTTCCAGGCGAGGGATCCCAACAGTTTGGGAATTCCATCTCGCCG